GCATCCGCTGGATTCCGGAGCAGGTCTACGACAAGGGGAATCTTCCCATCGACCGGGATGCCCTTCGGGGGAGGATGTGTTATGCCGGCCTGGACTTATCCAGCACTTCAGATATCACGGCCCTGGTTCTGGCGTTTCCGCCACGGAATGATGATGAGAAATATATCCTTTTGCCGTTCTTCTGGCTACCGGAAGACACACTGGAACTGCGGTGCCGCCGGGACCATGTCCTTTACGATGTCTGGCAGAAACAGGGCTTCATCCAGACTACGGAAGGGAACGTCATCCATTATGGCTTCATTGAAAAATTTATCGAACGCTTGGGCGAAACCTACAATATCCGGGAAATCGCTTACGACCGATGGAATGCAACCCAGATGGTGCAGAACCTGGAAGACATGAGCTTCACCATGGTTCCCTTCGGCCAAGGTTTCAAGGATATGTCGCCGCCTTCCAAGGAATTGTTTAAGCTCTTGATGGAAGGGAACATCATCCATGGCGGCAACCCTGTCCTTAAATGGATGGCGGGGAATGTGGTCATGCGGCAGGATCCGGCGGGAAATATCAAGCCGGATAAAGAAAAATCCGTCGAAAAAATCGACGGGATCGTGGCATCTATCATGGCGCTGGACCGCTGTATCCGCAACGGGAAAGGCAGCGGCAGCGTCTATGATGAACGGGGCGTTATTGCTTTTTGAGTAATTGGATACGTGCATAAAAAAAGCCCAAGCGTCACCACGGCAAAAGTCGCAAACACAGACGTAAGGGCTGACAGGAAAGCGGGCCAGTGGTGGCTGGCCTGATACCTATTGTCACCACGACAAAAGCCGCAAGCATAGACGTAAGGGCTGACAGGAAGGCGAGCCAGTGGTAGCTGGCCCATTACCTATTATTATTTTATCACGGCAAGGAAAGTGTGGCAATGATGAAATATAAGATTTATTTTTCAAGCTGGATAAAGAGAAATCTGTCGAAATGAGGTAATTTATGAAAATACCATTCTTATCCCAATTCTTCAAGTCAAGGGACAAACCCAAAAACTATTATATCGGTACGGATTTTCGTTTTAAAGGAGAACGATGGGGCGTCCACCTTCACTCCTGGCTTGAGTCGTATCTTACTCGGGGGGGGGGCGGGCGTCCATCTTCTCCACGGCAAGCTTTCCAGTTGGAAAAGCCAGTATCTTGCAGATTTATTATAGCAGAACCCTCTAACGAGTTCAAAGGAGTTAGATAATGAGCTTTTTTTCTAAACTGTTCCGTACTCAGGACAAACCTAAAGACTGTTATATCGGTACAGATTTTCGTTACCTGTTCGGCCCGTCTACGAGCGGCAAGACAGTGAACGAGTTCACGGCCATGCAGACGACAGCCGTGTATGCCTGTGTGCGGATTTTGGCGGAAACCCTGGCGGCTCTGCCACTTCAGATGTACCGTTACACGTTGGGCGGCAAAGAACGGGTCTATGATCATCCGCTGTATCATCTGCTCCATGACGAGCCGAACCCGGAGATGACGTCGTTCATCTTCAGGGAAACGCTCATGAGCCATCTGCTCATCTGGGGCAATGCCTATGCCCAGATTATCCGCGATCGCCTGGGAAGGGTACAGGGGCTTTATCCGCTGCGGCCAGATAAGATGACCGTGTGCCGGGATGACCAAGGGCGGATTTTCTATCTGTACACTAAGACCAGTGATGAGAATCCGAACATCAGGCCGTATGGGCAGGTAGCCTTACCCAAGGAAGAAGTGCTGCACATTCCCGGTCTTGGCTTTGACGGCCTGGTAGGCTATTCGCCGATTGCCATGGCCCGCAATGCCGTGGGCATGACCATGGCCTGTGAGGAATACGGGGCGTCTTTCTTTGCCAACGGGGCCAGCCCCAGCGGGGTGCTGGAGCATCCCGGTGTGCTGAAGGACCCTGCTAAAGTAAGGGATTCCTGGAATGCTGTGTATCGGGGGACGGGCAACGCTCACAAAGTGGCTGTGTTGGAAGAAGGTATGAAGTACCAGCAGATTGGCATCCCGCCGGAAGAAGCACAGTTCCTAGAAACAAGGAAGTTCCAGCTTGATGAGATTGCCAGATTGTACCGCATCCCGCCACATATGATTGGCGATTTGGAGAAGAGTTCCTTCAATAATATCGAGCAGCAGTCTATGGAATTTGTGAAATACACCTTAGACCCCTGGGTTATCCGCTGGGAACAGGCCATGCAGAAAGCCCTGTTCCTGCCGGAAGAAAAGAAGCAGTATTTCCTCAAGTTCAACGTGAACGGTCTTATGCGCGGCGACTACGAAAGCCGCATGACGGGGTACAGCATCGGCCGACAGAACGGCTGGCTGTCTGCCAACGATATCAGGGAGATGGAAGACATGAACCCCGTGCCGGATGAGGAAGGCGGCAACCTGTACCTGGTGAACGGCAGCATGACCAAGCTTAAGGATGCCGGAGCTTTTGCGCAGAAGGGAGAAACGAATGAAACATAAATTTTGGCGGTGGGTGACCAATGAAGCACCCGATGCCTTTGGCAGTGAACGGACATTGTACCTGGATGGCCAGATTTCAGATGAAACCTGGTGGGGTGACGAGGTGACGCCGAAGGCTTTCAAGGATGAACTGAACGCAGGCAGCGGCGATATTACCCTCTGGATCAACAGTCCGGGCGGTGACTGCTTTGCGGCTGCTCAGATTTATAACATGCTCATGGAGTATCCGGGAAATGTCACCGTGAAAATTGATGGCCTGGCAGCTTCAGCGGCCTCGGTCATTGCTATGGCCGGCACAAAAGTCTGCATGTCGCCGGTGGCTATCCTGATGATTCATAATCCAGCTACCATGGCATACGGGGACAAAGCCGAGATGGAAAAGACCATCGGCATGTTGAGCGAGGTCAAGGAAAGCATCATCAATGCCTATGAAATCAAGAGCGGCCTGGCCCGCACGAAGATTGCCCACATGATGGACAATGAAACCTGGCTCAATGCCCGCAAAGCTGTAGAACTGGGCTTTGCCGATGAAATTCTCTTTGACCAGAAAGAAGGAGAGGAACAGCCGGAGGCTATGCTGTACAGCCCGGTCACGGTGACGAATTCCTTTGTACAGAAATTAAAACCGAAGAAACCCTTACAGAACGTGCCAGCCGCTGATTTGGAAAAGCGGCTGGCATTACTTATTCATTGATAGGAGGAAAACATAATGGATACGATTTTAGCACTGCGTGAAAAGAGAAAGAACCTCTGGGAATCCGCCAAAACTTTCCTGGATACGGTGCGTGATGAAAACGGCATGGTGTCCGCCGAAGACGCCGCCCGTTACGACAAGATGGAAGCGGATGTGGTGAATCTGGGCAAGGAAATCGACCGCTTGGAACGCCAGCAGCGTATGGATGCCATGATGGCTCAGCCGACTTCGGCACCTATTGTAGAACAGCCGGGCAAACCGAATCCGGAAGGTGAGAAGAAAGGCCGTGCATCCAACGCTTACAAGAAGGCCTTCTGGGACAGCATCCGGCATAAAAATTTCGTTGATGTGCAGAATGCCTTGAGCGTAGGTACCGATGCCGATGGCGGCTATCTGGTGCCGGATGAATTTGAGCATCAGCTCATCGACAAACTCCAGGAAGAGAACTTCTTCCGCAGCCTGGCGACGATTATCCATACCAGCGGCGACCGTAAGATCCCCATCGTAACGGGGCATGGCGAAGCCGCCTGGATGGAAGAAAACGGCCTGTATCCGGACAGTCAGGATACCTTCGGCCAGCAGTCCATCGGGGCCTATAAACTGGGGACGGCCATCCGCGTTTCGGAAGAACTCCTGAACGATAACGCTTTCGACTTGGAAAGCTATATCTCCAGTGAATTTGCCCGCCGTATCGGCACGAAGGAAGAAGAAGCCTTCCTCGTCGGTGATGGCAAGAGCAAGCCGACCGGCGTATTCCCGTCTGCGGAATTGGGCGTCACTGCCAATGGGGCTTCTATCACCTTCGATGATGTCATCGATTTGTACCATTCCCTGCGCATCCCGTATCGTCGCAAGGCCGTATGGCTCCTGAACGATTCTACCATCAAGGCTCTGCGCAAGGTCAAGGACAACAACGGCAACTACATCTGGCAGCCGTCCATTACGGCGGGGACTCCGGATACCATCCTGAACCGCCCCTGTTACAGCACCTCTTTTGCGCCGGAACTGGCTGCCGGCAATCGTCCGGTCCTCTTTGGCGACTTCAGCTATTACTGGATTGCCGATAGGGAATCCCGCTCCTTCAAGCGCCTCAATGAACTGTATGCAGCCAACGGCCAGATTGGCTTCCTCGCCAGCCAGCGCGTCGATGGTATGCTGATGCTCCCGGAAGCGGTCAGGGCTCTCGATGTGAAAGCGAAGGCATAAGCCATGTTGGTCAGCCTGGAAGAAGCCAGGGAATATCTGCGGATTGATGAGGATGACACGTCGAATGATGACGTCATCCTGTCATCCCTGGAAACGGCCCAGGCGTTGTGCTTGGACCTGGCCCGCTGCGAGGAAGCGGATGCCGAAGAAAACCCGGTCGTATTCCATGAAGCCATTCTGTATGCCGCCGCCTTTTTGTATGAGCACCGGGAAGAAGCGGATTATTCCGGACTGCTGAAGATGCTGCGGTGGTTATTGTTCGGTGTGCGGCGCAGCCGCTTTTGAAAGGGGAGAGCGCAATGCAGATGGGAAAACTTAACAAGAGAGTGCAGATTATCAGCCGGAAAGCGCAGACTGACGATTTGGGATTCGATACGTTACAAGATGTGGTTCATTGTACCTGCTGGGCATCCATCGAGCCTGCCAGGGGCAAGGTGTTCTATGAAATGGAGCGCAAGGCGGATACGGAATACAGCAAAATCACCATCCGCTGGCGGCCTGGCATTACCCACGACATGAAGGTGAAATATCAGGATCATCTGTATGACATCGATACGATAGTAGATCCGTATATGCGCCACGAATCCCTAGAACTGTACTGTACGGAAGAAATCAGGGGGCAGGACAATGAGCAACAGTGATTTTGATATTAAGGGGATAGACGAATTGTCCGGCAAACTGCTCTCTGCTATCGAGGAATTTCCAGGAACCGCCGAAAAGGGGCTGGTGACGGTTGGCAACAAGCTCAAGAAGGAATGTGTAAACCAGACCCCGGAAGGCAGTACGGGCAAATTGAAGAAGGGATGGAAGCACAAGGTAAAAGGCTATAACGGTTCAGAGCTGACCTATGAGCTGACGAACAAGCACCCGGTGCATCACCTGCTGAATAACGGGCATGTCAAGAAAACGCCTGGCGGCAGAACCGTAGGCTATTACGAAGGCCAGCATTACACGGAAAAAGCCGTGAAGATGTTCGAAGCCCAGGACTTGCAGCCCGGCCTGGAAAAACTCACAAAGAAACTCATCAAGAAAGCAGGCGGCCTATGATTCACGACATCGACATCCTGCAGGCTGTGCAACAAAAACTGAAAGAACAGTTCCCGTATCCCGTGTACTTACAGGACGTGAAAGAAGGATTCTGGCCACCCGCATTTTTTCTGAAGTCTATGACAATAACTTCGCCGCAGGGCGATAAGGAAGTATACCGGGATACGGATATTTACATCACCTATATACCGCAGAAACAGGCAGCCAGCACATCCATATATGAAGTGCTGGCTGCCGCTGAAGACCTGTTCCGTGACGGAATTGCCGTCCAGGACAGGTTTTTTGCTGTCCTGAGTCTGAGTGAAGAACTTATGGGGCAGGACAATGACGGCGGACGGGTGACGATGACTATCCAATATTATGATTCCGCCGATGAAACGGAAACCGCTGAACTGATGAAGGTATTGCATCAGCGGTATCGGGGAAAGGAGACAACGAAACATGAAAATGCCATCCATTAACGTCGTGTTCAAGGAAAAAGGCATTAGTGCCATTGAGCGAAGTGAACGAGGCATTGTCCTGATGATTCTGAAGGAAGAGACGTTGCCTTCAGAAACGGAAGTGAACCTGTACACGGCAGATGATATTCCCAAGGAACTGTCGGACAGCAACCGGGAACAGATGGAGCTGGCGCTCCGGGGTTATGTAAACAGTCCGAAGAAGGTCATTGCTGAAATCATCAGCAGTGAGACGGAAGACTATACAGATATTCTGAAGGTTATTGAAAATAAACGCTTCGATTATCTGGTTATCCCGGATATTGAAACGGCGCATATTGATACTATCGCCACCTGGGTCAAAGGGATGCGTACCAATAAAGACAAGATGATAAAAGCTGTGCTGCCGGACTGTACGGCAGACACGGAAGGCGTCATCAACTTTGTCAACAAAACGATCCAGACTAAGACCAAGACGTATACGACAGCGCAATACTGCAGCCGCATTGCCGGCATCATTGCCGGGACGCCTATGACGATTTCCTGTACCTATGCACCGTTGCCGGAAGTCATCGGCTGTGATGTATGGACGAAAGAGGAAATGGATACCATGGCCGGTGCCGGGAAGCTGTTCTTCTTCTTTGACGGCGAAAAGGTGAAACTGGCCCGGGGCATCAACTCCTTGGTGACGACCGTCCAGGACAAGGGGACGAGTTTCCAGAAAATCAAGCTCGTGGATCTGATGGATATGATGCACGACGATATCCGCACGACGGCTCAGGACCATTACCTCGGCAAGTACGCCAACAGCTATGCGAACCGCTGTCTGCTGGTGACGGCTATCCAGGGGTATCTCGACCAGCTGGCTCAGGAGGGGTTGCTGGAGCAGAATCAGAATACCGCCTATATTGATGTGGAATCCACGAAAATCTGGCTGGAATCCAACGGCAAATATACCAAAGAGGAACTGGCGGATATGTCTGAAATGGACATCAAGCTGGCCAATATCGGCAGCAATGTGTTCATCGCCGTGAAGGCATCGCTCCTGGATGCCATGGAAGATGTCACGATTACGATCAATATCTGAGGAGGTGAAGCCGGATGAACAGTATGGAAGCCAAACGGGTCATGAACGGCAAGTACGCCGACCTCTATATCGACGGCGACTTGATGGCTGAAGCCACAGCTTTTAAAGCCGAGGTCACACTGACCAAGGAAGAAGTGAAGATGCTCCGCCATGTGGGCAAGGGCTACAAGGTCACGGGATATGACTGCAAAGGTGAATTGAAGCTCCACAAAGTCTCCAGCTACATGATTAAGAAGATGAACGACAACATCAAGGCGGGCAAACAGACTGTGGTGACGATTGTATCGGTTCTCGATGACAAGGATGCCATCGGCAGCGAACGGATCGTCATCAAGGACGCCACCTTCGACAGTCTGATTCTGGCAGACTGGGAAGTGGACAAGATGGGTGAGGAAAGTTACAGTTTTACCTTCTCGGACTGGGATTTACTGGATTTAGCATAAGGAGAAAACGACTATGAATATGGTAGACAAGCTGCTGAAAGCAGACGTAGTGAACAAGCTGGCCGAACGGCCCACAAAAAAGGTGAAGATGGAGCGGCTGAGCAAGCTGTTTGGCTTTGATTTCGTCATCACGCTCAGGGCCATCGACCCGGAACGCTATGCCGACATCCAGAAGATGGCTGTGGATTTTACCAATGGCAATGCCGATAACGTGGATATTTACCAAATGCAGACCCAGACACTCCTGGCGGGTATTGCCGACCCGGATTTTAAGAACAAGGAACTGATGGAAAAATTCGGGGCAACCCTGCCGGCGGATATTATCCGTAAACTGTTTCTGGCCGGTGAGATTGCCGACCTTACAGCACAGATTACCGAACTCAACGGTTACACTACACAGAAAAAGGCGGATGAAGCCGTAAAAAACTGATCCGGACCGATGGCGAAGTGCAGGCGATGTATTTCCTCTTCAGGGACCATCACCTGCTGCCGTCAGAGGTCATAAAACTCGGATACGGTGAACGCCAGGTGCTTTATGCCTTTGTGCGGTATGAGATGGAGACCAAAAATAAAAGACCTACTATTGAATAAACTTTCCGATAGCAGGCCTTTTACAAATTTGAACTATTTTAGTAATTATTATATCCGTAAATATTGTTGTAAGGATCGTCATCATCCTGATTATCTGGGGTAGAGTAATAGACTGTATTTCCATAAGCAGAGGCAGTACTACCATCAGAGCCATAAGTGGTATTGCCATACGTAGAATAGGAAGTGCCATTTGAACAGTAGGTTGTGTTTCCATAGGTAGAGTAAGAAGTACCATCAGAGCAATAAGTAGTATTGCCATATGTGGTGTATGAGGTACCATCGGAGCAATAAGTAGTATTGCCATAAGTGCTATAGGAATTTCCATTACTGTCATAAGCAGTATTTCCATACTGAGTTATACTGCCTGATTGGGCCAATGCTGTGGGGATGCAAAATGCAAAACTGCATAGAATTAGGGCAAGCAATTTTTTCATGATAGTATCACTCCTTTTATTTATAATCCGAAAAAGTTTATTTTATTATAGTCTTTTTTACTCATATAAACAAGTTGAGGTGAAACAGCATGGCCAATAACGTCATCGATGCCGCTATCCGGCTGCGGGATTTGTTCACGCCGACCGTACGCAGTGTCAATGCCAGCCTGGGAACCATGAAAACGCAGATGGCGGCGGCGAAACAATCGGTCAGCGGTTTGTCGGACAAGCTGACGGAACATGAGCGTATCCAGAAACGGACGGCTAAGAGCATCGAACAGACGGGTGGCAAGATTTCTGGTCTGTCAGACAAGATGGCCCTGCTGTCGGCACCTATCCTGGCGGCTGCGACGGCAGGCTTCAAGCTGCACAGCGACTTTGCGGGTGGCATCGCCAAAATTTCGACTCTGGTGGATACGACGGTCGTTTCCATGCAGAAGGTCAGTGATGAAATCCGTGCTGTCAGCGATGAGACCGGGGCAGGCGTTGCCGACCTTTCCGAATCGGTCTACCAGGCCATCTCGGCGGGTGTTGATGCCGGCCATGCTGTAGGCTTTGTCAAGGATATGACCATCGCCGCCAAGGCCGGGTTCACAGATACGACAACTGCCGTAAACGGCGTCACGACCGTCCTCAATGCCTATGGTAAATCGGCAGAAGAGGCCACGGCGGTGACGGACCAGATGCTCCTGGCACAGAACTTCGGCAAGACATCCTTTGGCGAGATGGCCCAGTCCATGGGCAACGTCATCCCCATTGCGGCACAGCTCAATATCAGCACCCAGGAACTGTTCGGTTCCATCGCCGTCCTGACCAAGAACGGTATCCGGACCAGCGAGGCCATTACAGGACTCAAGGCGGCCTACAGCAACATTCTGAAGCCGTCTTCTGAAGCGGCGAAACTGGCTCAGTCCCTTGGTCTTGAGTTCAACGCGGCTCATTTGCAGAGCGTAGGATGGGTGAAGTTCCTGGGCGAAGTGAAGCGGGCCACGGACGGTGATGCCGAACAGATGGCCCAGCTCTTTGGTTCTGTCGAGGGCCTGAACAGCATCCTGGTCCTGACGGGCAAGGGAGCCGGGGATTTCGATAAGGTCATGGACCAGATGGCCCAGTCTGCCGGCATGACCCGGGAAGCCTATGAGAAGATGCTGACCCCGTCGGAGCAGATGCAGATTGCTATGAACCAGCTGAAGAATGCCGGGATGGACCTGGCTGTTTCCTTTACCCCTTATTTCAAGACCATGTCCCTGCGGGTGAAGGAACTGGCGGCCTGGTTCCGGTCGCTGACGCCGGAGCAGAAGACGCTGATCGGCCAGGTGGCTTTCGGCATCGTGACCTTCCAGCTCTTCGGTTCCACCCTGGGACGGGTGCTGACGATAGGCGGACGGGCCTTTGGGACGTTCAGCTCCATCGCCGCGGGCATCAGCAAGGCCGGGAGCGTATCGAAGTATCTGGCTGCCCAGTTCAAGGGCCTCATCACGGTGGCAAGAGGCATCGCCATCGTTGCCAAAGGCATGGGCAGTACGTTACTGACAGTGGGCAGGCTGATGATTACGGTCATCCGGGCAGTCGGCGCAGCAGCGATGGCCAATCCCATCCTGATTGTCATCGCTGCCGTCATCGCAGGGCTGTATCTCCTCTGGAGCAACTGGGATACGGTTTCGCAGTATATCGAACAGGCCATCCAGGCGGTGTCGGATGCTGTGGATGCCGGGATGCAATGGATTGCTTCGGCCTGGGACGGAGCCATGAACGGCATCAGCGAGACGGCTTCCAGCATCTGGGAGAGCATCAAGGATACTTTCCGGAGCGGCGTGAACTGGGTCATCGACCAGGTGAACGGACTCATTGCCAGCGTCAACGGTCTGTCCATTGACATCCCGTCTCTGACAGGCGGGGCGCCGACTCATGTGGGATTCAATATTGAACCCATCAGTCATTTTGCCGGAGGCGTCGAGAACTTTGGCGGTGGTTTTGCGGTCATCAACGAAGATCGCCGGGGCGAGCTGGTACACCTGCCCAATGGCAGTACGGTCATACCTCATGATGAAAGCATCCGCCAGGCCATGAACGCCGGCAGCGGCGGCATCACCATCTGCATTGATACGATGAACGTCCGCAGCGAGCAGGACATCGACGCCGTCGCTGAAAAACTCGTCGAAAAAATGAGACTGTACGGCATGAACCGCATGAAAGGAGCGACCCTCTGATGAGTTCTTTCTTAGCATCCCTGTTGAACGCCATCGGCCAGGCTGCGTCTTCCCTCACGATTTCACTCTCTTCTGAATCGGCAGCGGTGGTCTTTCCCGTCCTGCCTTCGGAGCTGATGGTATCTGTCAATACGAATCATGGCACGGTGAACATCAATAACTTCGGCGACTACCTCATGATGGGAAAGACGGGACTCAGGACACTGACCCTTTCCGGATTTTTCCCAGCACAGGATTATCCCTTTGCCATGATGGGCCTTGCGCCTTATACATACATCGCCCAACTGGAAACGATGCGTACCGGTGACAGCGTCTGTCAACTGACGGTGTCGGATACGCTGCTTTCCATGCCCTGCCTGATTTCGTCCTTCAAGTTTGGTGAAAAGGACGGCAGCGGCGATGTCTATTACGAGCTGGGCTTGACAGAGTACCGCTACGTCACAGCACCGGAGACGGGAAAGACCGATGCTGCGACAGGGCTGAAGAAGCGGCCGGAGTCGTTCTGGTCGAAGATGAAGAAGAACATCACCTATTATCCCGGTGACAGTATCGGGAACGTCATCGGCCGGGCCGTGGGGAAATCGGTGACGCTCAACAATGAGCAGTTCTCGAAGTTCCAGATCTATCGCAGCATCGTCCGTAACGGCGGTCTTTTTCCCGGGGATATCATCCGCCTGACGACGATGAACCTCAAAAGGAATGATGAAAATGTTCCAGTTGCAAAGAATCAATAAGAAAACCAATACCGAGGATGCTCAGACGGAAGGCCAGAAAAAGCCCGAGAACGCAGACTTTACGGGCTGGCTGATTTGTGCAACTTGGTCCGGGGACGTCGAGCAGGCCGGACGCAGGCTGGAATTCGACCTGGCCTATACGACGCGGGATAAATCTTGGCAGAATCCGGAACTGGAACTGGGGGATGAGGTGCTGTTTATCCACATTGACGATAAGACGCAGCAGACTGTCCACCTGTTCCAGGGACGTATTTTTGGCCGCAGCCGGGAGAGCGGCTCTTCCGTGATGCATTTTACAGCCTTTGACAATATCGTCTATCTGGCCAAGTCCCGCATAACCAAGAAGTACACGAACGTCACAGTGGCCGACGCCATCCGCCAGACCATCAATGACTTTTCTATTCCGGCCGGGACTATTCCCGACCTGTCCGTCACCTGCAATTTCATTGCCGATGATATCTCGGCTACGGAGGCTATCAAGCAGGCATTATCCTATCAATCCGCACAAGATGGCAAGGGATACCATATCTACATGACCGAAGGGAATCTCAACGTGGTCTGCATGAACGACCAGGTGGTGGAAGATTTCCTGATCAGCGATGTGACAAACCTGACCGGCGCTTCCGTGTCGGAGTCGGTCGAAGACATGGTTTCTAAGGTCATCGTCGTCGACAGTGCCGGGCAGACGAAAGGCGAACTGCCCAATCAGACGGATATCGACCGATTCGGTCTCATCCAGGCCATTTGCAAGGCCGACCCCAAGCAGGACGATGCCTCGCAGGCAAGGGCCATGCTGAAGACCGTCGCCCATGACATGTCCATTCGGGCCATCGGTCATATCCAGTGTATCGCCGGGTTTTCTGTCTCAGTCCAGGAAGAACAGCTCAAGGGCCAGTTCTTCATCAAGTCAGACAGCCATAAAATCGAAGGCAACAAGCACCTGATGGAGCTGCATCTGGTATTCAACAAACTGCTGGATGAGCAGAAACAGGAACTGGACAGTACATCGTACAATGCCAACCCGGATTATGTGCCGCCAGCGGAAACGGAATCGACATCTTCTGTTTCTACAGGTGGCGCTGTGGCTGGCAGCAGTGTGGTCGATGCGTGCATGGCCAATTTCGAGGGTACCGTTTCTCCCTATGGCTCAGAAGGCTGTGTCGACCGGGCGACTATCGCCGCGGCGGGCTATTCCCCTTTTGCAGCGCAGGAATATAACAATGGCGTGAAAGGCTGCGACCAGCTCCGGGCCGATGCCGAAGCGCAGGGTCTGGCTATCCCTTATGACCCGTCGCAGCTCGAAAAGGGCGACATCATCATGTACAACCGCTACAGCAAGCCGGATCCGAACTGGCATGTCGTCGTCTATGACGGGAGCGGCGGCTGCTGGGGCAACAGCTCCAATGTCTATGGCTGTTTTCATCACTACGAAGGCAGCATCGATATGGGAAGCGACTATTATCCGGCAACGATTATCAAGACCTCAAGGGGGTGAACGTGTGCAGAAAAATCCGTATATCAGCCTGCTGAATCTGATGGAGCAGGTCAGCCGTAGCAGCAACAGCCCGGACATTCAAATCGGGCAGATCCTGGCTTCGCCGCCAGATATCAAGGTCCGCTACAATGGCATCATTTTGACCAAAGAGGAGCTGTGGATTTCCCATTATCTCCTGGCAGGTTATGGCCGCACAGCTAAAGGGCATCTGGTATCGGCGACACAGAATCGTGCCGGCGGCAGCGGTGATGCGGCTTACCAGTCCCATAATCATGATATCGATAATGACTACACCGATTCCGTCATCTATACGGATACACTAAAGCCCGGTATGTACGTGGCCATCATGCCCATGCTCATCAACGACCGGATTCAGCAGTACATTATTTTGGATGAGATTGTGAGGATTGATGGCCATGGCTGATCCTTTTGTAGCAATGAACAGCATCCAGGCAGCGAACCGGAATGAGTCGCTGCCTCTTTTCGTAGAATACGGCTATGACTTTGATAAGCAGTGCTTCCGCTACGATGAAAAAGGCCAGAACCTGATGGTGACAGAAAATGAAGCCCTCAAGGTCTGGATTTATAAGGCAATCCTCACCGAGCGGTATCGCTACTTGGCCTATGATGACAGCTATGGCATTACCATCGAGCCGTATCAGGGGAGAGCGCCAAACAGCCAGTATACGGCAGACAGGATTTGCCAGAATATCCGTGAGGGATTGATGGTGAATCCGTACATTGC